ATATCAGGTAAACCAGAGCCTTTTACTCCAGCACGAAGCCTAGCAGGCCATCCCTGCTTTGGAGTCAACTGTCTAACTCCTTCTGGACCTATATCAGGATTATCTAAAAGAGTTTGAGCAGGATGTGCTTGGTCCCAAAAATTTACAGGCTTACCTGCATCTTTTCCTCTCTTAATCCTTTGAATAGGAGGAGGGTTTTTAAAAGGATCAGGGTATAAATCAGGATTACTTATTGCATCCTTAACAATACGATCTTTAATAGGTCTAAGTCTTTCTACCTCATCTACATATGCATTAGCCCTAGCTTCTACATCAAGATCTGAATAACTCCTACCATCAGGTAGTTTATCTGTTAAAGGTTTACCACTAGCAGTAGAAACTCCTTCTAAAGACTGCTGTACATGAATAGCACCTCCACCCATTGGTGTGGGTTTAGATTTTGTATGAGTCCCTTCAAGGACCATATCAAACTGCTCTAGTACATCTCCTGCTGCAATCTTTCTTTTTTCAAATACACGTTGAAACTGTTGGAATTCTCTATTACCTGCTTTTACATCTTCTAAGCTACCGTATTTACCTTTTGTTTTCTGATGGATTTGACCATTCACTAATTTTGAAATACTATCGTCTATAGCAGGATTAGCTTCAGATAAACCATCTCTATGGTGAGCTGTTAAAGTTTGACCAGTTAAAGGGTCAATGAACTTCCTTTTTAACTGTTCAAGGCTAAGAGGTGTACCTACACCAGCATTAGTAAGAAACTGACCTCTCCATACTCGTTGTTGTTGGGTAGCATGATCAGCTATAGTAGGTACAAAAGTTGTATCACCATATCTTACTCTCCAGACTGGAGCATCACCTAAACGTCCATTAAAATAGTGTCCTTTTCTATCTGGAATTAAAAGTACACCCCATCTCTTTTTAAAAGCAGTTTTAAAATTTATTTTATTTCTACCTTCTAATACTCCTCCAAACTTTGCTGCTTCTGCCTGAAAAGCTTGAATATAGAGTTGTCTATGAAGTGATTCTAATTCTACTTGAGATAAATCAGGGAAATGTTGTGTTTTAAAGGTGGATTCAGGTTCCATCCAGTTTAACGTAAGTTTGTTGGGTCTCCCTGGACCTCTCTGACCCTTTGCCATGGTTATGTTGTATGTATAGGTATATACCGTATGTTACTGGTCCTACTATCCTTAGTAGTAATAATAACATTAGTAGTCTTTTAAAGATCAAGGTTCGCATTCGCTCACAGACTTGATAATAATTGTAGTAAAATTAATAATAATACCATTAAAGAAGATAGAATCATTGTCTTTAATAATAAGAGGAGAGAGTTTTATGTCTCTCCTCATTTTTGACCGCTGTTTCCACACACGAGAGCACCACTTCTCGTGTTTTAATAGGGGGTTACGGATTATCTTGTCTTAACCCACTGAGGGAAAGAGTTTCCAGACTTTCTACCTCTAGCTTCACGTCTTTGATTTAGATTCATTCCAAAGACTATATGGTTGGCTGAACCTTGGGGATCATCTCTCCATTGTTCAAGGGTATCATTCCATTCTTCGGCTTTCCTCCTGGCAATTTCTTTATTGGCAGAGAGGGCGAAGGAGTCTGTAAACCATTTAACTCCTTGAGCGAGGGCATCAATCCTGTCATCGTGTTTAACAGCGCCTTTTTCACGGCACATGCGAGACATTTGGTAGAAGAGCATGTACTGCAATCTAGTTTCAGGAGGGCCATTTGCGTTCGACGAATAGTCCCACTTGATAACTGCGGGGTCAACAACCAACCTGTGCTGATTAAGAACAGGCTCAAGACTGTCAATGATACGGTCTTCTTTACGGACATTAGCTCTAGTTTCCTCAATAGATAATAGGGTCTGTGTATTTTGACAATGTTTACGGAATAATTCAGAAACTATACCGTCACCAAAGTTTGATTCAATTAATAAAGTAGAAACGTTATATTTTCTACATCCTTTAAGGATATTAAGTAAGGTATTGTCTGAATAACCATCTTTATAAGCTCTTACTTCATGTAAATAAACAAAACCATTAAGTTGAGAGAGATAGCAAGCTACTGTCTCATCGGTACCACGACCGGAGGGGTCGACGGAACAAATGGTTTCAGTATAAGGTTGCCACTCCCCTTGGAATTGCATAGGAGAATAGAAGTAATCAGCAGGAAGGCCGACAGCAGGGAGATCCTTAATAATATTTTTAGGATCTGAACACCATATAATGTTTTCGGGTGCATTTTCAGGGTTAATAGGGGTAACTACGAGGTCAGCAAACTTGAGAGGGAACTTTTCAGCATCAGAAAGGCTGGTGTCCAGCATAAACTGTAGCATAAAGTTAGATCTACCCATTGATGCTTCACGTTCAAGTAGATCACCTTCTCTAAATCTTGTATCTGTTGGTTTCCAAGTAAGATCATCAGTTGTATCTAAGTCATAAACTAGTTGAGGAGCGAGTAATCCATCATACATTGCCACCTTTCTAGGGTATCTAGCAGGCCAAACAAAGGGTTTATAGGAACGTTCCCGAAGTTTGTTGTAAATAGTGAAGGTTGTCTGAGGAGTTCCAAGGAACATAATGCGAGAACTAGGCTTAGGAGTAAGGATAGACTCACATTCAGTAACCAATTGAAGAAGTTTTTCACGTTGCATCTCGGTCATTGAGTTATTTGGTACTTCTACATCGTCTAGTACCATCAAATCTGCTCTAGATCCGGTTAACTGGCCAGTAATACCGACACTTTTAACACTAGGAGCCTGTGCAGCTTGCGCAGGACCTACATCAAAGGAGATTCTAGACCATCTTTGATCATCATTCTTAGGTTTCAGGTGTGATAACCATGGAACTTCAAGAATTAATCTCTGACAGAAAATTGAGAAAGCATCTGCTCTATCCTTAGAAGCGGATACAACCATAACTTTCTTATCTGGATCATTAAATAACGTCCAAAGAACGAATGCAGCAGTAATCCAAGACTTACCAACGCCACGAAATGCTTGGATCTGTAATCTTTTCGGCCCATTCTGTAAATATTCAGCGATACAGAGCTGTGCTCTGGTAGGTGGGGGTAGATTTAGGTGGGTCCAAACAGCAGTCAGGAAGTACCTAAAGTCATTATGTAAGTTATCTTCAATACGCATATTCTTGTATTGCGTCTAACACTTTATTTAAGTACTGTTCAGCACCACGACATTCCTCATGAGACATTTCGTGACGTTCACATTTAGCATAAAGTTCATTCTTAAGCTTGATTGCTCGTGCCTCCATATGAGGCTTGTCTAGGGAGCCATTCATTTTCTTGACCTGTTTCTTGCTCTGTTTTTTGATGCGTCTTCTTTTACAAACCCTCCAGACTTTGTGCGGGACATGTCTGGTCCTCCCTTGCCATAGATTCCCGCATTACGACGGGCTCTATTATGTTCGGCGCGGGATTTCTTGTTGATCGAGAGTTTGTTCCTCGCTCTTTGCGAAGCATTTTTATGGGCTCTAGAGGCTTCATTGTTACGGTAAGCTTTCGCACTTGATTTCAGTTGTGATAAGGGTTTACGTTTAGGAGCCATGTTTCACCGCCTTTTGTACGGAATCAAAATCTATAGTTGGCATGATATCAGCCAGATTACCTAGAGCTGTATTATCTATATGGATACCAGTAATATCATTCTTAAAGAGCCAATCAGCCGCAGCTTTAAGATCTGCTGTTGAGGCTTCTCCTGATTTTATTCTAGCTAAGAATTCTACGGTAAGAAGGTTGTGTAGCTCGTCAAATTGCTTTTCGGTGGCTCTTTTAGCCATTTACTTTTCTCCAGGGAATAGTGATTTCTTTATCATTGCTACAGCTTGATCATCTAGTGTGTTTTCTGTGGATGATACGAGTCCTTCAAGTAAATCAATTATTAGTTGCTTTACTGCTGTACTCTTGATAAAAGCGAATAGGACTGGTTTGATTAGTACGATCATACTCATAGTTGATTAGTGGATTGTTTTTAAGGTCTTTTTGTGCATTTTTAAATGCAGCAATGGGTATTACGTCATGACATAAATGGTAAACTCGTGATCCAGGCCTTAACATAAAGCCTTTTTGCTGGAGTTTTGCACAGTTATCTATCCTGACTAATTCATAATTAAGCTGCATTTTTTCTTCTTGACGGGCTGCGATTGATTTACATCTTTCTTGAATCCCGCCATCTAGGGGTACCATGAAATTAATCTGGCCACCCCAGTTCTCGTTTTTTGTATAAGCATCAGCATCCATAGGGATACCTGGCTTAACATGATTGCCCATATAGAACGGGCTAAACGTCATCGTCGCACCGTTACAAGAGATACCGGATCCGTAGTTCTGACGACTCGGAGCGCCATTATTCTGGAATTGTACGGCTTGATTTGTAACATTTCCTGTAGCTGCTGCCACAGGATTTGATACGTTTTTTGTGTCTCCCTCTTCAGCATATACTGGGTTTCCTATTGTGAGAATACTGATAATGATGTAGTAGTAGAACTTGTATCGATTGTTCTGTCTACTTCTA